GTGATCACCTGCATCACCGCCAAGTGGAAGAAGGCCAAGAAGGCCGACTCATCCATCTACATAAAACTTATTTGGGAGACCAAGTGAACTGCCCCCACTGCGCTCACCCTGAATCCAGGGTGACCGAAACCCGTTCAGGACCTGATGCGGATCGCCGCATCCGTATTTGCCGCAGCTGTGGCAAGACCTTCCAGACCATGGAACGTGTCGCTGTCTTTGCTGGCCGAGCCATCGGCTACCTGGAAGCAACCGTTGCTGATGTCCTGGTTGACCCTGAGGAGCCCGAGCCGCTGGCCCCTGCCATCGCTGCCCGCTTCCACCCAGTAGTGGTTGGCGATGAGCTCAACGGTCTGCCCATGTCGGTGCGGGCCAACCTTGTGGAGTGGTGGAACAACAGCCGCTACAGCAAGCACAAGAAGCAAGCCACCTGGACCCGTCAGGCCTGGCTGTTCACCGTCAAGCGCATTGCTGCTCTGCCTCACTGGCAGCAGGAGCTATTGGCTGCAGCCGGTGTTGAGCACGGCTGGCAGACCCTCAAGGTGGACTACCTCAAGGGGGCGACGCCACCACAAGAAGCCGGACTCCAACCCAAGTCCAGCGCTATGCAAGAAGCGATTCAGGCATGGAATACCAGGGTTGCTTGACCATCGAGACGTTCCTCTCGGTAGCCGAGATGATTGCAGCCCAGCTGCGCATCAAGGAAGCCGACCGGTGGACGGCCAACATCTGCCAGCTGAAGTACACCAGCTTCATCACCGAGTTCCCTGAGGTCTCTGACCCGCAGTTTCTCTGGGCTGCTGAGCAGTGGTTGCAAGACACAGGTGGGAAGGATTTCCTTAGGTATCCCACCTGGAAGGAACTGATGGCCTCGCTCTACCGGAGTGAGAACGGCCTGGCTAATCGCAGCTGGGGGTTCAAGGAGGACCTGCCACGGATGTGTCAGCCCTCTGCCCAGCAGGTGCAGCTGCTGCCAGCAGCACCGCGGTCGATTGCCTCCAGTCCTGACCCCAACAACGCTTCTGCCTATGTGCCATTCCATGTGAAGGCCACGCTGGCCCTGCCGCCAGAGCAGGACCTGGGACCAGGGCTCACCCCGACCCAGTGGGCTGACTACCTCAACTTCCTGGCTGAGCTGCAGTCCAAGGTTGAGGCTGACTGATGGAACCGCTCATCAGCAGGCACGAGCTGCGATCAATCCTTGAAAGCGGATTGCGCAGTGGCAAGTGGTCCACCCTCCAGTTCAACAAGGGAACCGTGGATCCAATCCTCCCTAGCCGGGAGTTCTTGGAAAACCATCCACAGTTCCTGGACATGGATTTCCGAGACCTGGAGACCTACCGCAAGCTCAATCACCGGAGTGCGTTTTGAGCTGGGGCTCTCTTCGCAAGGGTCAGCCTGTCCGCTTCTACACCTGTGATGGGTGGAAGAAGGGGGTGGTTGGCACGGTCTATCTCAACAGCTGCAGCATCCTCTGGAGCAGCGGCAGTACCCACAAAACAACTCGTGTATACGACACCCGTAATGTCAAACCCATCTGAAGAGATCCAGCTTGATGTCACTGTTGGTGCCTGCAAGCGACTTCTGGAACAGGCCTACACCCGGTACAACGATGCCGTGGTGGGTGGCGCTGCCAGCGTTGCTAGCTACTGGGATGGCTACATCCGTGGCATCCAGCACGTCCTTGCCATGCAGGAGGAGTGATGCCGTTCGTCAGAAAGCCGTTACCCATTGAGCTGGTTGGCCTTGACCCGATCATCGGTGCAGGTCTCAGCCGTGCTGTCCCTGGCAGCCGCACCAAGCTCTACACCGTCCTTGTTCGATTCAAAGCTGGCAACCCAATGAAGATGTCGATCAGGGCTGAAAGCCCCAAGAAGGCAGCTGAGTACGCCAACAACCGCTGGCCCGGTGCTGCTGTTGAGGTGCTCAAGTGAAGGTCCTGATTGACACCGAGGTCTATCTCTACCGTGCTGCTGCTGGCAGCGAGAAGGAGATCGAGTGGGCGCCTGACGACTGGACCTACGTCTGCCGTCACGGTGATGCCAAGGCCCTCTTCCAGGACACCATCGCTGAGATCAGGGACACCCTGCCCGATCACAAGCCGGTGCTGGTCTTCAGTGACCGTGCATCCTTCCGCTATGGCATCTGGCCGCAGTACAAGGCCAACCGCAAGAAGTACCGCAAACCTGCTGGCTACTCCGCCCTGCAGCAGTGGGTCAACAGCGCTGCATCCAGCTGGGGATGGGATGTCATCCGGCTGCCAGAGGTGGAGGGTGATGACGTGCTGGGGATCCTCTACGAACCCGGTGACGTGATCGTCTCCACCGACAAGGACATGCTCACCATCCCTGGCCTGCATCTGCGCGATGGCCGCATCCAAGAGGTGGGCCGGGAGGAGGCTGACATCAACTTCTACAGCCAGGTCCTGACCGGTGATGCAGCCGACAACTACCCCGGTTGTCCTGGCTTCGGCCCTGTCACTGCCAAGAAGGCATTGCTGGGTTGCGATTCTGAATGGCAGATGTGGCAGCAGGTGCTGGCTGCCTACGCCAAGAAGGGCTACGCCGAGCCCTACGTGATCGCTCAGGCCCGTTGTGCACGGATACTGCGCACTGGTGAATACGACCACGACAAGGGTATTCCTCTCCTCTGGAACCCCCCGGTAGCCTGAGGTGACACGCACTGCTGCTGTGCCCTATTTCCCGCGACTGTCTGAACAGTTGATCGCAGCTCTGGCGACTCAGTTCCCAGAGCGATCAGCTGACTTGGACTGGAGTGAGAAGGAAGTCTGGTTCAAGGCAGGGCAGGTTTCTGTTGTCCGCTGGCTCGCTGCCAAGTTGGAGGAACAGGAGAACGGTGAGTTCCAACTGGAGGAAGGCTGATGTGCTCTGGTGGTGGCCGTGCCACGATCTACGCCCCAAAGACTGAGGCCTACGACCGTATGGCCCAGGCACAGTTCGATGCGATGCGAGCTGTCCAAGAAGGCGAGGCCAAGATCAAGCAGCAGGAACTGAATGCTGCAACCCTGCATCAGCAGTCCGTACTTTCGCAGCTGAAAGAGCTGCGGACCAAGCAGGCCGATGACGCCAGGGACGTGGCAGCTCAGGCTGGACGACTGGCGGCATTGATCGGCCCTCCTCCTCCAGAGAAGAACGCTGAAGCACCAGTGGTGGGCCGTGCCCGCGGGACAACAACTTCCAAGGGCAAGGGTGCACTGCGCATTGAACGACAGCTGGCCGCGGCCAGTGGTCAAGGCGCTGGCCTCAACATCACCTAAGGAGAACCGCCATGTGTTTCGGAAGCCCCAAGGCCCCAAGTGTCGTCTACCAAGGCCCCAGCCAAGAGGAGATCAATGCGCAGAACGCATCGCTTGATCAGTACAGGACTCAGATGGCCGAGCAGCAGAAGCTGTTCCAGGGTCAGCTGCAGGGTCAAATCGACTCAGCCAACAAGGAGAGCGAGCGACTGAGGATCCAGCTTGACCAGGAGAGTGCTGCTGCTGCAGCTCAGGCCGCCAAGGATGAAGTTGCCGCCAAGCAGCAAAGCGCCATCCAGCAACAAGTTGGTAGCTATGCCGTAACGGCTACCCAATCAGAGGCTCCGACCACTGCGCAGACCACTGCTGCAGTGACCAAGAAAGAGAAGCCCAAGTCCAACCTGAAGATCAGCGCTGCAGCACTGCCAACAGCTGCTGGCACTGGTCTCAACATCGGGGTCTGACCATGTGCACCGGGGTGAATGGGAAGGCCTTGAACATGAGTGCGCAGAAGGCCTGGAAGGCCGACCTTGACAGGCAGAAAGCCGCCAAGGCTGCTGAAGAAGCAGCTGCAGCGCAGCGGGAAGCTGAGATGAAGCGCCTGGCTGAGGAGCGTCAGGCCATTGCCAATCAACAGCAGGCTCAGATGCAGGCCATGCAGCAAGAGCAGCAGCAGCGACTGGCTGCTCAAGCTCAGCAGACCCAACAACTGGAGCGTGATCGGACTGCCCAACAGCAGCGGATTGAAGCTGATCGCAAGCAGTTTGAAGTTGATCGCGCTGCAAGGCAGGTACAGATTGACCACACCCGTGCGGCTTCTCAGTCCGTCACCCAGTCCATGCAGATCCTGGCCAACCAGGGCGGCAAGCAGGCTCCCACTGCTGCAGTGGCCAAGAAGAAGGCCCCAGGAGCTGGAGCCCGAAACACTGCTGCCACCCTCCGTATGGGGGCAACCAGCAGCAGCGCTGGCTCAGGACCCAATCTCGCGGTGTAACCCATGGCAACAGCAGAGCAGCGTTATCGGGCCCTTCAGTCAGACCGGGATTACTACCTGGATCGTGGCCGTTCATCGGCACGACTGACCGTTCCCTACCTGATCCCAACCAGCAACGAGCCACGGCACGAGAACCATGAATCCTTTGTCCTTCCCTGGAACGGCATTGGTGCTCGTGGCGTTCACAACCTCGCTAGTCGTCTACTGCTCGCTCTCCTTCCGCCGACCGAAGCGTTCTTCCGCTTCACGGTGGACGAGATCGCAATGCAGAAGCAGGAGACCCAGCTGGCTCAGCAGGGTGCACCAGAGGAGCAGATCGCTCAGATGAAGTCTGAGATCGAGCTGGCTCTCAACCGGCTTGAACTCTCAGTCCTTCGCAGCATTGAAACCAGCAATGACCGGGTATCAGTCCATGAGGCCCTGGTTCACCTGATCGTTGCCGGTAATTGCATGTTGTACGTGGCAGAGGAGGGGGTGAAGTGCTTCCACCTCAACCGCTACGTCCTGCTGCGGGACCCCATGGGCAACCCCGTTGAGGCGGTGGTCTGTGAAGAGCTCAGCATTGAAGCGCTGCCAGCGTCCATCCGCCAAGCAGTGGAGGAAGAGGACGATGAACTCAAGGGGATCCTCGATAACGAGGTGCCAGTCCCCAAGTACGACAAGACCGTCAAGGTTTACACCCACATCACATGGGAGGGATCCAAGGTCCACTGGCACCAGGAGCTCAAGGGCAAGGAGATCGAAGGGACCCACGGTCACGCTTCTGCCGAAGCAACGCCCTGGCTCCCCCTGCGCCTGATCAAGATTGACGGCAGCAGCTACGGCCCTGGCTACATCGAGTCAGCCTGCATCGCTGACCTGCAGACAGCAGAAGCCCTCAGCCAAGCCGTGGCTGAAGGTGCCCTGGTCTCTGCCCAGGTGAAGCATCTGGTCAAACCCAGCGGTGTCACCAATGCCAAGCAGTTGGCAGAAGCACCCAATGGTGCCTATCTCCCTGGCAACCCTGATGACGTGTTCACCATCCAGGTGCAGAAGGGTGGTGACCTGAACGTTGCCATGAGCGCCCTGGCACGGATTGAAGCGCGTCTCAGCCAAGCCTTCATGCTTGCTGATGTGCGGGACTCTGAGCGCACCACAGCGGAAGAGGTCCGGCTGCAGGCCCATCAGATCGAGCAGTCCCTGGGCTCCGTCTACGCCATCCTCACCGTTGAGTTCCAGAGCAAGTACATCGCTCGCAAGCTGGAGCTGTTCACCCGTAGTGGTGGCATGACCCGTCTCCCTGAAGGCCTGGTCAAGCCGATGGTCAGCGTGGGCCTGGCTGCTGTTGGCCGCGGCAATGACCTGGAGAAGACCGCTCGCTTTATGCAGATCCTGCAACAGACCATTGGCCCTGAAGGCCTCGCTCAGTTCGTCATCCCCACCGAGCTGATCAGGCGACTGGCCAGCTCGATGGGCATCAGTCCATTGGGACTGGTCAAGACCGAACAACAGCTAGCAGCTGAAGCGGAACAGCAACAGCAGATGGCCATGCAACAGCAAGCCATGGCATCTGGCATGGCTGATCCACAGAAGCTGGCTAACGCTGCTGCCACCGCCCAAGAGATGGCAGCACCTCAACAACCCACCGAGGAACCCATTCAATGACCGACTCCACCTTGACCCTTTCGACGCCTGAAGCAGGGGAGGTCAATCCCATTGCACCAGGCCAGGAGGCATTGCTGGATGAGTACATCGCTGAGCAGGAGGCTGCCCAGCAACAGGAGGACACTGGCCGGATCCTTGGCAAGTTCAACTCTCAGGAGGAACTAGCCAAGGCCTACCAGGAGCTGGAAAGAAAACTGGGCCAGCCCAAGGGGGAAGCCGACCCAGAAGCCTTACCCACACCTCAGGGTTACACGGCTGATCAGGCGGCGGAAGTGTATGGGAAGGAAGCTGTTGACACCCTCGCCACCAAAGGCGTGGATCTGGCTGACCTGATGTGGCAAGCCGACAACGGCAAGGACATCAGCAACCATTACGACACCCTGGCTGAAGCCTTCAACGTTCCCCGCCAGGTGGTGGAGAACTACATCAGCAAGGCACAGCCAGCACCAGCAGCGGCTCCTGCCACTGGTCTGTCAGCTGACGATGCGACTGAACTCAAGGCCATGGTCGGTGGTGACCAGGGCTTCCAGGACCTCAGCAACTGGGCAGCGCAGAACCTTGAGCAGCAGGAGCTGGCGGACTACAACGCTGTGGTGGACAGCGGCAACAAGGACGCCATCCGCTGGGCACTCAAGGCCATGCAGTCACGCTCTGCTGGCAACAACACCCCGTCTGAACCCAAGCTGATCAGTGGTGGTGTGCCCCCTGCTGTCGAACGGTTTGAGAGCAAGCAGCAAGTTCTCGATGCGATGACTTTTCAAAACCATGGCTACTCCTCCTGATGCCGCGCTACAGCGGATCGGTCAAATCAAAGGCGATGCAGCTGTCTGGGGTCCCGGCGCTGCTGGTCTCGACAAGGACCGTGCTCTCTTCCTGAAGCTGGGTGCTGCTGAAGTGCTCACCGCTTTTGAAGAGGCTTGCATCTTCAAGGGCAAAACCCGTGAGCGGAACATCCGCGGCGGTAAGTCGGTGGCATTCCCCATCACCGGCAAGATGGCTGCCCGCTATCACAAGCCCGGCACCCCCATCCTTGGTGAAGGCAACGATCCCTC